TAAAGCCCTAGGGCAATCAAACCCTAGTGCCACCACGCTTACGACCCTCTATACCTGCCCTGCCGCGACTGAAACGGTTATCTCTTCCATCGTCGTATGTAATCAGGCTGGTACGAGTGGTACATACCGTATTGCGGTCCGCCCTAATGGTGCGGCAATCGCGACGGAACATTATCTTGTGTATGACGCGAATATCGCGGCAAACACAACAGTCGCCTACACCCTAGGCGTAACTATTGACGCTTCAGATGTTGTAAGTATTTACGCATCAAGCGGCAACTTCTCGTTCAATGCGTTCGGAAGTGAGATTTCCTAATGGCAATAACCACCAATGGCGGCGCAGGGATTACCGCTGACGCCGTAGCGACACTTAGCAATAAGACTCTTGAAGCACCTACTATCAACAATGCCACCTTCACGGGTCAGCAAGCAGGATTACAGATTGCTTTCAATGATGCGATTGTTTTTGAAGGTACAACGGCTGACGCTAATGAACTAACACTTAGCGCTGGTGAGCCAACGGCTGACCGTACAGTTACATTGCCAAACGCAACTACAACACTTGTAGGTCGCGATACAACAGATACTCTTACAAACAAGACTTTGACAAGTCCTGTTATTTCAACAATCAGCAATACTGGAACTTTGACACTTCCTACAACAACCGGAACTCTTGCTCTTACCTCCGACATTACGGTAACAGCATCATCTACAAATACTTTCACAAATAAATCTATTGCCCTTGGTACAAATACAGTAACCGGAACAATCGCACAGTTCAATACTGCTGTCACCGATGCTGACTTTGCTACCTTGGCTGGTAGCGAAACTCTTACTAACAAGACTTTGACAAGTCCGACTGTTGGAACTCAAGCATCTTTTGATAATCAAGCCGAAGTTCGCTTCTTAGAAGCAACTGCTAATGGAACAAACTATGTTGGATTCAAAGCACCATCTTCAATAACAACAAACCTAGTATGGACACTTCCATCCGCAGACGGGTCCGCAAACCAAATACTTACAACAAATGGTTCAGGAACGCTTTCTTTTGCGGCGGCTTCAGCGGGAGTTTCAGCAAACGACCAAGCCTTTGCCTTCGCGGTACAGGTATTCGCATAAGGAGAATAAATGCCAACAACAGTAGATAGACTCCCGTTATCGGGTTCAACAAACGGTAGGGGTATCAAGGTCGCGGCGACCGCATCTTCCGGCGATACCATTCATACCGCACAATCAGGAACAAGCACTTGCGATGTTGTAACAATCTATGCTTACAACTCTTCGGGAAGTGCTGTAAACCTTACACTTCAATGGGGTGGAACAACCTCAGTTGATGATGACATCAAACTTTCAATCCCTGCTACTTCGGGATTGACCCTTGTAGTTCCGGACCTTGTTCTTCGCAACTCTTTGGTTGTAAGGGCTTATGCTGGTACAACAAATGTCATCACCATCCATGGTTTCGTCAATCGCGTAACTACTACCTGATAGGAGTTAGCGCGTGTCACTACCCGCCCGACTTCTTCAAGCCAACCCGTCAGTTCAGGTTTCATCTGCCCTGACGGGCGCTATCACTACGCCTTCCGCTAAACAAGCCGCCTTTTTTGGTCCGGTTGATTATTTAGTTGTTGCGGGCGGTGGTGCCGGTGGTCTTGAATCTTACGCAAGTGGAACTGGTGGTGGCGGTGGTGCTGGTGGTGTTCGCTCAACCGTAGACGCAACTGGTGGTGGCGGTTCTTTAGAATCAGCAATAACAATGCCATTTGGAGCCAATATAAGTGTAATCGTTGGCGGTGGCGGTACTTCAGCGCATCAGTTTACAAGTAATGGTAGCCGAGGAATAAACGGAAGCGATTCCTCTATTTCAGGAACAGGCATTACAACTATTACTTCTATCGGCGGCGGCGGTGGTGGCGGTGGCTCAAACTCCGCTACAAATGTTGTTGGCTCAGGCGGTTCGGGCGGCGGCGGTGGTGGCGGTAGTGGTGCTGGTACTGGTACAACTGGTCAAGGTTTTGCTGGTGGCGCACAACAAAGTGGTTCTATTCCATCAGGCTATAACGGTGGTGGCGGTGGTGGTGCTGGTGAAGCAGGAAATACCGATGGCGTAGGTCAAGGTGGAGATGGTGTTCAAATCTCAATCACGGGAACTTCAACTTTTTACGGTGGTGGCGGTGGCGGTGCTTCTTACGGCGGCGGCGGAAGTTTTGCTCGCGTCGGTGGTTCCGGCGGTGGTGGTAATGGCGCTGTTGGAAGTAGCGGAAGTGCGCCAGTTGTAGGAACCGCAAACACCGGAGGTGGCGGTGGTGGAATGGTACATGAGCCTACATGGGGTGTAACAACAGGTGGTTCGGGTATTGTTGTTCTTCGTTACGCTGGAACTCAAGCGGCTTTAGGTGGCATTGTAAGTTCATCAGGTGGATATACGATTCACACATTCAATGGCTCAGGATTATTCCAAACATCTTTAGCAACGGCTAAAGCAACAGGTGGAATGATTACAAAAGATAGTACTTATTTTTATCATACTTTTATTTCTTCAGGAACTTTTACTCCAACACAATCTTTGACAGCAGATATTCTTGTCATAGCAGGTGGCGGCGGTGGTGGTGACTATGCTGGTGGTGGTGGCGGCGGAGGTGGCGGCGCTGGTGGCTTACTTGCTCATACATCACAATCATTGACGGCAACAGGTTATTCTGTGACTGTTGGCGCCGGCGGCGGTGCGGCTCACAATACTTCAAATGGAAGCAATGGTTCTAACTCTCAGTTTGCTTCTCTAACTGCTTCAGTAGGCGGCGGCGGTGGTGGTTCTTCTACTGGTCCGGGAAGCGGAAATGCTGGTTCGAACGGTGGCTCAGGTGGTGGTGGTGCTGGTGCCGCTAGTACAAGTGGTGGAACAGCAACTTCAGGACAAGGAAACGCTGGTGGCGGAGGTAATGCCAATACATTCTCACCTCCCGGCGGTGGTGGTGGTGCTGGCGCGGCAGGAGCCGCGGCAACTCCAACAAAGGCTGGTAATGGCGGTGCTGGTGTAAGTACTTATAGTTCTTGGGGTTCTGCTACCGGTACTGGTCAAAATGTTTCAGGAACTTATTGGTACGCAGGTGGCGGCGGCGGTGGTGGTCATCAAAGTCAAACTCCTGATGCTAGTAATGGCGGTGGTGATGGTGGTAATGGCGGCGGCGGCGCAGGTGCCTTCTCACCAACTTCTGATTTTGCTTGGGGTGTAAATGGATTACCAAACACCGGAGGTGGCGGTGGTGGTAGTGGATACAACAATACCGGTAACACGGAAACCCCCGCTGGTGATGGCGGTTCAGGCATTGTTATTATTCGGTACGCGGCATAACAACAAAGAAAAGGAGAAACTATGGCGCACTTCGCAGAAATAGATGAGAACGGAACTGTTCTCCGCGTTCTTGTTGTGGATAACGCACAAGAAGCGGACGGGCAAAACTTTCTCGCAAACACACTTGGTCTAGGTGGAACTTGGGTCAAGACTTCATACAACACACATGGAGGTATTCACTCTTCCGGTGGAACACCATTCAGAAAAAACTACGCAGGAATCGGATACAAATACGATTCTCAGCGTGATGCTTTTATTCCACCAAATACCTATCCATCATGGATATTGAATGAAACTACATGTTTATGGGAAGCCCCTGTTGCTTATCCAAGCGACGGAGAACGCTATACATGGAATGAATCAACAACCTCTTGGGATTTAGTTAGCGAGTAATCACCCATGAAACATCTAGCCCTTCAGCGCATAATGATTCCCGGTTCTCAAGTATCTTCTTTGACGACCGGAAATGTGACTTTGACAGGGGCTAGAGGTCCTGCTCTTATAGCAGTTGATTATCTTGTAGTTGCCGGTGGTGCCGGTGGGGGTGGTTGGCTAGGTGGCGGCGGCGGCGCAGGAGGTTTGCGTTCCACGGTCACAGCAACAGGTGGTGGAGGTTCATTAGAAACCGCAGTTTTTCTAAATCCATCTTTCAACTATTCCGTTGTTGTCGGTGCCGGCGGTGCTGGTGGTCCATATTCACAACCATCTACTTCTACACAGGGAAATAACTCATCCTTCAACAATGTGTTATCTCTTGGCGGTGGAAGGTCACAAGGAGTTTCTAAAGCAAACGGTTTTGATGGCGGTTCCGGCGGTGGAGCGAGCGGCGCATTGACCACAACAGTTGGTGGCGCGGGAACAACAGGTCAAGGTTATGCTGGTGGAAACTGTAACGCTTCTGATTATGCCGCAGGTGGCGGTGGTGGTGCTGGTGCCGTAGGTGCTAATACAAACGGTGGTAATGGCTCAAATACCGGTAACGGCGGAAATGGTGGAGCAGGTGTAGCAGTTTCTATTTCAGGTTCTTCTGTTACCTACGCAGGTGGCGGTGGCGGACACGGGCAAAATACACCCGGCTCAGGTGGAGCAGGTGGAGGTGGTGCTGGTGCCGTAGCCTCTAATGCCGGAAGTGCTGGAACTGCTAATACTGGTGGCGGTGGTGGTGGCGGTCGAGATAACACCGGCGGTAATGGTGGGTCAGGAATCGTTATTGTGAGATATTCAGGAACAACACAACTAGCAACTGGCGGAACCGTAACAACTAGCGGCGGAAATACTATTCATACTTTTACAAGTAGCGGAACTTTGGCTTTTACTGGTGCTACTAAATCTGCCAAAGCGACTGGCGGTTCTATCGCAACAGATGGAGCATATTGGTATCACACATTTTTTGCGTCAGGAACTTTTACTCCTTCAAATGACATATCTTGTGATTATTTAGTTGTTGCTGGCGGTGCCGGCGGTGCTGGTGGTAACGGCGGCGGCGGTGGTGGCGGTGCTGGTGGTGTAAAAAATGCTTCTAGCATTTCTTTTACAAACGCAACTGCGTATACAGTCACAGTAGGTGCGGGCGGCGCTTTACAAGGAACAGCAAGAGCGCAAGGTAATAATGGTTCTAACTCATCTATTTCAGGTACAGGAATAACAACAGTCACTTCAACAGGTGGTGGCGGTGGTGGATATTTTAGTACCACTAATGGCACAGCAGGTTCTACCGGCGGTTCCGGTGGTGGTGGCGGTTCCGGTGGTAATAATGGTGGTGCCGGTGGCGCTGGTACTTCAGGTGAAGGAAATAATGGTGGCGCTGGTTATGCGGGAACGCACTATGGCGGCGGCGGTGGTGGCGGTGCTGGTGGTACTGGAAGTGCTGGCTCATCAACAAACGGCGGTGCTGGTGGTGCGGGTGTAAACACTTATAGTTCTTGGCATACTGTTACTGGTACTGGTGTCAATGGTTATATTGCTGGTGGTGGTGGTGGTGGAATAAACGGCGGCGCAACGGCAGGTGGAACAGGCGGTTCCGGTGGTGGTGGCAATGGTGCGATGGATGCTGATAAATGGACAGCGGGAAGAGTAAATACTGGTTCCGGCGGCGGTGGCGGTGGTGACAACTTTACTGGCGCTCCGGGCGCATCAGGCGTTGTTATTATTAGGTACGCAGTCTAAATAAGGAGAGAGATAATGGCAAAAGAATCTAAAGAAACACCAAAGGAAACAAAAGTATTTACTTATGAGGTAAAGATGATTGTTTCTGTATTCGACACGGACGAGAAATCCGCACAGGATAAACTTGACCGTGAAGGTGGTTTTGTATCTAAGCGAGATGTAGTTCTCATGGATGCTCAACCCATAATCAAGTAAGGAGCAGTAAATGGCAGGAACAACAACAAAAGGTTTGCGGTACCCAACCGCAGGTGATAATCCTGCCGTCCATACCGATATTCAGAATCTCGCAACGGATGTAGATACCGAACTAGATAACTACATCCTTGCCTCTGCTCCTACATTCACAAGCACAATCAATCTTGGCACCTCAGCCAATATCATCTTCGAAGGCTCGGTAAATGATGGTTCTGAAACCACACTTACCGTGGCTAATCCAACGGCTGATAGAACTATCACCTTGCCTGACGCAACAGGAACAGTTGTTTTATTAGATGCTACACAAACACTTACAAATAAAACTCTCACCTCACCATCAATCAGTAATGCTACTTTTACAGGACAAGTAACCGGTCTTGAACTTGCTTTTAGTCAAGCCATTGTTTTTGAAGGTACAACCGCTGATTCAGCAGAACTAACACTTTCAGCCGGAGAACCAACAGTAGATAGAACGCTTACCTTGCCTGATGAGACAGGTACGCTGGCGACCCAAGGTTATGCTCGTACTTTTAGTTTGATGCTAGGTGGAATGTAATGACATTCACCTACTCAGGTGACCCAAGCACCTCAACCCGAAACTATGTTCGCTTTCTAATCAGCGATACAGATTCAACTGACGCGCTTTTTAGCGATGAAGAGTTGAACTATGTGATTAGTGAGTGGGATGGCGATGCTTATGAATCTGCTAGAGAGTGTGCCGAAATCCTGATTGCTCGCTTTGCTAGAGAAGCAGATAATACTTCGAAGAGCGTAGGTGATATTTCAGTTTCGGAATCTTACGCATCAAAGATTACTCATTACAAAGAGTTAGCGGCTAGTATTATGATGCGAAAAATGAGGAAGCATCCTCCCAAACCATTCGCCAATGCTGAATCTCTCAAGTCCACAGATGACCGTAGTATCGATGATTACAACACCGATTTCTATGTAGGCATTACAGATAATCCAAACAGCAGTTACGACCAGCGCGTACCGGAGTAATAGATGGCTGACGCAATCTATAACAAGGTAGCGGAGTTTATGACCGATTCGGTTGTATTTACTCCGAAAGCCTCGGTTGATAAGTACAACAAAACCACTTATGGTGCCTCAAACACAAATGTGACCGCTCTTGGTCGTTTGATTTATGACACCACAAAATCGCGAGATGTTCAGGGAACAGAGGTCGTCGATATTGGTCGCTTTATCACCAAAGGACCACAGACGAGCATCACCATCAATCACAGGATGGTGGTAGGGGCGGACACTTTTACAATCAACGCGATTGACAACATAGCGGATGAAAACGGAGCGCATCACACCGTAATCAGATTTGGACGGTAGACCATGGCATCGGTGGGTAAAGCCGTTGGGAAAGTCGCCGGACGCCATATAGGGGTCAAGTTAGTTCTTGAGGGAATGGAAGAGTTACAAAAGGCTCTCAAAGAAGGCAAAGAACAATCTCCTAAAGCAATCGCTCAGGCGATATGGGAAGAAGCCAATCTCATCTTTGCTAAATCGCAAGTTTTAGTTCCGGTTGATACGGGCGTCCTCCGCGGCTCCGGTGGAGTATCTGCTCCACAACAAGGACCACAAGGATTCTATGTAGATATTTTCTACGGTGGACCGGCGGCACCATACGCCCTCTATGTCCATGAGATTATTGAGAACTATCACAAGCCGCCAACACAGGCTAAATATCTTGAACAACCGTTGATGGAGGCTCAAGCCGAGTTACAGAATCGGATAAAGGATAGAATAATCGACATTATCGAGAAGGGTCACAGGCAATAATGGCGACGATATTGGAATCCGTAGGGGATTACCTACAAAATGCGGCGAGCGCTTTTGGCGCTCACACAAGCCAAGGCACCCTTGGAACTGATTTATTTCTAGGCACCCTCCCTGACTCTCCCGATTCTTGTGTTGCGGTCTATGAGAACGCCGGCAGTTCACCAAGTTTCACTATGGGGTCCGGAGGTATTCGTGTTGATTATCCGATGCTTCAGATTATCTGTCGTGCCGCTCGCGAGGATTATCCAACGGCACGGGACAAGGCAGAAAATATCCGGATTTTACTCGCGTCGGTGCTTGAACAAACCATCTCGGGAGTCCATATTATGCGTATTGAACCAATGGGTTCAGTAAACCAGTTGGGAGTAGACCCTAAATACCGTCCACTAATCTCGGTGAACTTCCGATGTCTAGTGAGAATGTGACACAGGAGCCGACGGCTCCGAATGAGAGGCTAGGAGACCCTTATGGCAGGAACGCGACGACGGACGAATACCAAAGGTGCTGGAAATGCGACCGGCTCCTCTTCGAAAGCGCAACGCGCCCGTGGAGCATCCGCTGTCCGCGCTGTAAATCCAAAAATAAATCAGGATGATTTCTTTGCTGATTTAGATTCACTTATTGGAGTTACCCGCGAACAAGGTGGCTGTTCAGTTGGTGCTTTTGTATCAAGATTAGAAGAACCAATAAAAACAAAGTTGATTGATATTATGAAAAACGAATCAGTAAGTTCAGCCAAACTTAGCGAACTTCTTTTATCGTATGGGCTTCCGCTATCCTCTACCGATGTGCTGAGAAGGCATCGGCGAAGGCTAATAGGGAAAGACGGGTGTAAGTGTCCGCGTGAATCTTGATGATGCTTTAGATAATCTTCTCAAAACCTCGGAAGTGGAATCGGTCCAAAAGGTTTTGCCTCGCGACCGAAAAGCCGATTGGCTTCCCGGTGTCACTTGGAATGGCGATGAAGGCACCGTAACTACACAACCAATGGAGGGCGAAAACGCTCCCGATTGGTCCGGAGTCCTTCGAATGTGGGGCTTAGACCCTGAACATTTTGAAGTTGTTGAGCCTGTTCTTTTCAATGTTTGGGGAGACACCCTTGGCATCCTCAATCGCCAATGGAAAGGCAAAGTAATCCGCAAGGGTAAGAAACTCAATGCGGATATAGATGATTTGATTAGAGAGATAAAGAAACACAAGCCACGCCAACAAAAACAACTTATCGGAGAAGCCTCACTTGTGGTTGTTGCCTCAGATTGGCAAGTAGGTAAAAGGGACGGCGATGGATTGAAAGGTTTGATTAGCCGGTGGCTACAAGCGATTGAAGATGTGGAGTGGCGCCTCAAAGAGTTGAAGAAACTTGGACGCCCAATAGATTCAATAACCGTACTATGTTTAGGCGATTTAGTCGAAGGTTGCGATGGTCATTACGATATACAAACATTTACAGTAGAAGAGGACCGCAGAAATCAGGTCAAGATTGCCCGTCGTCTTTTGCGTGATGCTTTGATTCGTTGGTCCAAGTTAGTTCCATCTATCACCGTCGCGGCAGTTGGCGGTAATCATGGAGAGAATCGCAAGAACGGAAAAGCATTTACTACTCTCAACGATAACGACGATGTGGCTTTAGTCGAACAGGTCGCCGAGATATTCGCGGCTAATCCTGAAGCCTATGGTCATGTTCGGTTTGCTATTCCGGCTGAAGAGTTGAGCCTGACCCTTGAGGTCCATGGCAAAATCATTGGAATCAGTCACGGTCACTTAGCCCGTAATGCCGGAAGCGTTGAGGGTAAGTTGAAGGCTTGGATTGCCGGTCAAGCCTTGGGTCGTCAATCGATTGGTGATTGCGACATCCTTGTGACCGGTCATTATCACACTTTCAAGTTGGCAGATTGGGGAGGAGTCAAATGGCTTCAAGCCCCGGCACTAGATGGAGGGAGCGTATGGTGGCGTCAATCAACGGGGGAAGTTGCGGAT